GTACCAGCGATCAACATAATAGGTATTGGGTTTAGGTATGTCAAAAATTTCATATACCTGATTGGCATCATAGGTTGTACTTCTATAAGGTAGGTTACCCGAAGTCAATAGTGGGCTACGGAATACACTTACATTGCTTTTTAACCATGGTTCGGGTCTAAAATCTTCGCTATAGGTCAACAGGTTGGTACGAGTCCAGCTAGTACTATAGGCCGGATCGTCGTTATAACCTCGTTTGGCTCCTATGTTTATAAATCGTTGCAGACTTTCGCTTGGATCGCTGCCCTTGACTATGTTAGCCGTGCCACCAACAAATACAACTTCACTGTCTGTTCCGGCCAGGACTGTAGTGCCACTAAATTCTAGGTTCTGATCCAGTTTAACTGCTCTGGTTACGGTCAATGCTTTGCGTTCTGTAGGCAGTGCTGTATCCGCATACTTGCTGGTTATTAGGAAATCAACACGTTCACGCTCGTCATTATGTAAACGGGTTGGCCAGATATCTCTATGACGATGCAGACTACCCACAAACAATCTATCATTATCCGCCGGATTAATATTAAATCCATAACGACTTAGCTGTCCGCCAGCAGTTTTAATATAGGTCAGACTGCTAAGTTCAAATTCAACCTGGTCACCAATTTCTAACTGAGCTCCCCAGGCATAGAAGGCACCAGTTCCAGTGCCAGTATATACTGTATTGAAAGATGAATTTTCTACAGCACTAATACGTATGGTCTGGGCTCGAGTGCTGGCAGTTAAAGCAAACCGGCTAATGGCTCGGGGGTTGTCTGGACTATTTAATAGTAGATCTAATACCTTTAGTTCTTCCAGTGGATCGCGAGTAAAATCAGGCAATCGGGCAGTTAACGAACACAGGAACCAACCTGAGCCAGTTCGACCAATCTGAGCACTGTCAGCATTGGTGCCTACAACTACGCCAGCGTCTAGATCAAATACTGCGAAATATTCTCCAGCTACGTCTATGCGAACATAACGACGGGCGGCCTGCTTTAGATTGACACCAAAAACAAAACGTTCACCAGCTGTAAAGTCGGCTTCGGCCGTGGCTTCTATGAAATGCTGTCCGGCTACAGCATCTTCGATGATTAAATCGGCTGCGCTGACATTGATGGTCTGACTGTTTAGTTTGGCTTCTCGATACCAGGCGCGGCCAGCTGGATTTCTGTACTGGTAGCCTTCGAAGATTTCCATGATGTTGGCAGCTTCATAGCTGCTGTCATACAATATGGCCGTTGAACTATAAAATAAATCTGGATGATTTATGGCATCACTGTCCACACTGACATTGGTACGTTCCCAATAGTTAGCCGCACCAAATTGTTCACTAAAATAAATTAAGTTGGTTCGTAACAGTGGTATGCTCTGATATACCCCAGTGTTAAGGCCTATGCCCAGCTGTTGTAGGCTAGACTCGGCGGTAACAGCAGTGCTGGTAAACCCCTGATATGGGTATCTCTTATAGTTTGCGGCTCTGGCCAAATAGTCACTAGGACTAGCTGTATCAGTATTGCGTTTACCTATGAGTAATCTATTAATACCATCTAGTAGTTGTACTGCAGTTTCATCGCTTTCATCTAAAAGTTCTAGATCGGCTGCACCCACAGTATCAAAAAAGTATCTGTTTCTAGTTAAGGCTCCTGAAAGTACATCGGTAATAGTAACTGTATCGGTATAGACATAGGGTCTGAGTATACGCAACACTTCAGATATTTCAGCTGATTCAGTTAGACCTTTGTTTATGTAGTAACTGTTGATTATGCTGCCCAGACTAAAATCTGATTGCAGGCCTTTAGTAAACTGTATACTATCAGTATCGGCCTGTGTAACAGAATCTGTATTGGCAGTTTTAACTATGTAAAAATCTGCGTTATCAAACTGATCAAAGGCATCGTCTAGATCTTTTATGGAGCTGTATACTAATTGATCGCCCAGATCCAGATTGTCTATCATGCTGGCCGTATCAGCCAGAGATTTTAAGAACACAAACGCCAGAGCTTCTAGACTAACATCAAAGCTATCGGCTGCGGATTTAATAGCATAGCGTGTATCAGCACTGGTTAGATTAAATACGTCTGCTAGAACTTTGTTGTTCCATAAAGCAGCTGCATCAGTCACAGGCTGATCATTACTATCTAACTGTTTATCCAGATATTTTGCAACTCGATCAGTTACCTCAGGATCAGACAACAACACTTTGTTGGCAAAAAATGCTATGTTTTCTGCGGCATTGTTGCTGACTCGTACTGGTATGTCTGAACCTACGGTTAAGAATTCGTAAATGCCCTTGTCCAGGGTATAAGTGCTGCCGTCTATGAGCGTAAAGTTATCAATCATGCCAACAGCATCGGCAAATACTCTATAGGCGCTAATGGTACGTCTGAATGTATCAGCTACGTCAATACTGTCTTGTGGTTTCTGATCACGCAGGCGAACAAATCTAATGTCGGCATCGTTGAGACTAATACTGTCTCGGAGCGTGGCTGGAATTTGCAACAGAAAAGGTCTGTCAACAAAGATGGTTGTATCTGAAATTTGTCTAAGAACTGCAGTTACAAACTGTACTATGGTTGCATCATTGATGGTAACCGAATCTGTTATGCGACGACCAGCCAGGTATTTAAATACTATGGTATCCAGACTGCTAAACGGATCGGCAAATCCTTTTATGGCACTCAGGGTTGGCCTATTGGCTGTAATAGTAATGTAGTCTTGGGGATTGGTGCTGCCAAAGATGCCAAACGGATCGTAGGCTATGCGCTCTACGAGTTTGGATATAACAACTCGAACTTTGGGAATGCGTAAATAACTCATGGTTACCTACCTGGTAACACGCGGAGTTACAGTTACAATACCCTCTACAGCACGTGTTTTAGTACCAGTGCCGCCATTGGTTAGTACTACATCATACAGGTAACGCCCATATTTAATACCTGCACTGCTGGCCGCAGACAGACTAAGTACAACTTCACCATTGCCAGGCAATGGTATGCCTACGGCAAAAACTGCCGTTGAACTAACGCTGTCATAACTGCGACGCATCTGAGCTTCGCCAGTAAAATTGGTTAAATTTAAAGGACTAACTATGTCAGCATAGAGCTTTATGGTAGCCTGAAAATCCGTTCCCTGTTCTAGTACAATGTTTTGTTGAATGGCCATTACTTGTCCAGCAGTTGTTGTAGGAGGGTTTTTATATCTACAAGAAGGTTCTCATGGTTATTTATACGTTCCTCTAACTGTGATATTTGTTGACGAGTTGCCAGACGTTCGGCTCGTTGTAGCTGATACCGTTCATAGGCATCTGCATCCACATCTATGATGGCGTTGTTTGCAGGATCGCGTCTTAGATGTGGATTATCAGCTACTCTAATTAGTTCATGGTTATGCATGAGCTATGACTCTGAGATTGCGGAACTGTGGAACTCGAGCCGCATTACTAGAGCGCATGACCAGTTTAACCTGGAATGCCGTAAATGGATTTAGATCTATGGATGTTCCAGTACTATCAAAGCGACTAATGTTAAATTCAACATCGGTAAAGTTACCTCGTACATCACTCTTGACCAGGGTAGCATAGCTGCTGTTGGTATTAGGCTGATTTGGAGCTACAAATCTAGTCCAGATTATGTTGTTAAAATCACTGCCACTGGCACCGGTTTTGTAATACACATCAAAGTCTGCAGCATTAGGTACGCAGGCTTCAACAATCATTTTGATCTGGCTAGCTGGATTTTTAAGATTGATCACTCGAGTAATAAATTTAGCTTCGGTGTTACCAGCTACGGTTGTAATTTCCTCGGTAAAGTCATTAAACTGTCTAATGGTTATGGCATCAGCAGTAGTACTGGTCTGTATGGTGGTGCTGCTAACAAACAGGGTTTTACCATTGTTTACCACATTAAGCACTAGTAGGCCAGTGCTGGTTATGTTGTTGGCACTAACACTGCTGCCTGACACAGTTATGTAACGACCTGGAACTATGTTGTTGAATAGTCCTTCAGTGGTTGTATTAATGGTGTCAAAATTACCATCAAAAGTTATGGTGGTATTGTTGTTGCAAATAACATCGGTCACCAGAACTGTACTGGTCGAACCCGCAATGCTTAGCGCACTGAGTCTAGATGCCTGAGTAGGATTATCAATTCTTTGATTAAATACATCTACATAGATGGTGCTTAGATCAATAGCTGGGCTAACTGCATCATCGGTTGTACTCATGGTGACTACACCAATGAAACTGTTCTTCCAGATCTGGTTAGTACCACCGGCATTAATGGTAATGCTGGTATCTACACGATTGGCTTCATTAAGTTCGCTCAGCAACACCACGCTGCTGTCTAAAGCATTGATGTCATTAAAGTTTAATGTTCTAGTATACCAGCTGTATGGAACAGTTGGTGCATTAGCATCGTTGTCATAGGTTACACCGCGCAACAGCTTACCAGTTAGGTTTAAAGTTGTTGGTTGGAAGTTTAGTGTTCTAGCACGAGGTTTGACCATGTGATACTGTATGTTTTTAGCACCACTGATGTCATTACCACCGGCTATGGTAGAAGTTACACCAGTAACACCACCACTGATAATAGCCTGTGAACTTACGGTTACAGTATAGGTATCCAGAGTAACATCACTGATGGTTAATACTGGATCTAGGTCATTTGGTTGATATGTACTAAGTGTTGAACTAACATAGTTACCAAAAATTTCTCCAACTGGTATGCTGTTAATAGAACTTAGATTGTTTAAGGCATATTGTCCGGCCCAATAAGCACTGTACAATCTGACTGTATCACCGCTGGCAAATCCATGGTTTCTATGTCCAATGCGAATCTTGTTGCTACCATGCACAAAGGTCAATGGATTATTTGGCAACTGATCAGTGCCCAGTGGCTGAGTCACAAAGTGTGCTCTAGCTCCGGTGTCGGCTGTACTAAACACACAACGATTCAGTCTAAATTTAATGTCGCTTAGCTGATCCTCGGTCCATAAAATGCCATCTTGAGATTTAAATAAACTACCAAATAACACATTGGTGGTATAGGTTTTGGTTGGCTCAAAGATGTCCTGCTGACCCAGTGTAGCAATCCAGACTCTGTAGTTCTTGGTATCACATCGGGGCACAATGGCATAGTGTTTGTTTGGTAACAGGTAAATAGGTTGACTAAATTTAAATTTAGTTGGTGTTCGGCCCGTTGCATCTACAATAACATCGTCTGGATACAATGTTACAGCTGCACCTGGAACCAGTTCATTGGCACTAGGACGACCTGACTCATCACATACACGAATGTCTAGGTGGATTGGAGCTTTTTCTGTTAGTGGTTTTTGTGAAAAGAATAAATCCACATCACTAATATACGCACCATTTACATACTGATCAGGCAGTTTGAATGACTGAGCAATTGGATCGTAATAGCGTTGTACATAGGTCTTGGTAGTTATGTAACTGTTGGTAATCTGTACATTGGTGCCCTGAGCATAATACTCTGCGGTTGCTCGAGCGGTCCAGTCATCAGGATCATTGTCTGGATGATCAGTAATAACAACAGGTTTGCGACCACTGAGGAACTTAAGCATGTCGGTATTAGGCAAGTCAAGCACGGCAACTACATTGCCCTTGCTATCTGAATACAGGTAATTGTCCGTTCCCTGAGTCAGTGCTGTGGCAGCTGTTACTGTGGCATTGACTCGTTTTACTTCAGAACCGTCAATGCCCACATAGAACTGGCCGGCTGAATAGTTATAACTGCCAGAATTTCTAATAAACGTTGGACTTAATTTACCACGAGCATTAACCAAATACAGCGTGGTTGAATCCTGTAATGCAGCAACTGCACTACCAACAAGTTTGCGTTCAGCACCAGTACCCTCGTAGTAATACACGCAAGGCCCAGCTGCAAAAGCCAGTTTGAATGCATCACGCGTAGCCACGCTGGGCAGGAATGTTTCGACTGTTTTAGGATTTAAATTAGTATGGAACCAACCGTAATCATATACCCAGGAACTTTCATAGCCATAGGCAGCTGCGGTTGCTCGTGTTACCTCTTTGATGTTTACACTGACATATTCACTTCTGCGACGAGGGATTTCATTGGCAGCATTGGCTCGAGTTTCGTTAAATTCCAGTATGGGCATGTTGTCAAAGGTCATTTTTACAGCGCCAGTCATGTAGCTATCAATTCTTTGATCGTCAAAGAAGCAATAGTACTTGGCATTGGGGCGCAGACCATTTGCCTTCCATAAAATGCTCTGTGCTCGGCAATACGGCAATAGTGTAGTTGGTCCACGACTAGAACTAACTAATGTAGTAGTAAGTCTTTCAATGGTGCTATGGAAACGACCCCAGCCACCATCTAGAGTTTCTCTAATAGTTGTTGTACCACCTGTGGTATAATTTTCAGTATAGGTATAGGTTTCGTAGATGTCAGCCTCGGGAACTAATTTTAAGTTACCCAGGAATGTAGCAGTTAGGAAAGGTGCAACTGCAATGCTGGTTGTAGCTAAATCTTGTCTTAATACTGTACTGGTTGTGTATTTAAGTGTCATTAAATCACCAGTAACCGCATAGTTTTCCTGAGTTCTGGCGCTGCGTAATCCAGTTAATTCACTGCTGGTAAATAACCCAGCAGTATAGTTAATTTTTTCTACCAGTGGTATGCTATTAACTACAATGTTGGGCTGTACAAGATTCTGATCCATGTCCATGGTAAAACGGCCATCGCCAGTTACTTCGGTGTTGCTTAGATCCGTAAAGTTATCAACAAAGAAACCAGTCTTGTAACGTTCCAGTGTGCTGTCAAGATTGTCTCGAATCTGCAGATTTTTAGTTTTGGCTTCTAGCAGATTTAAACTGGTCACAGCTTCTAAATTAGTTACTCGTCTTTCAACCTGACCTATGTCTTTCATGGTAAAGCGACGATTTTCATATTTGGTAGTAGTAATCACAGGTTCATTTATGCTGCGTGTATACGGAGCTAAACTAACATCATATAGTTTAACAGCATTAAGAGTGTCGGCTAATTTTGGAAATTCTGGAACAGTATCACTGACGCCAGAGACATTGTAGAAACTGCTATTTTTGTCAAGGAATATACTTTCTTTGCGACCCAGATAAAAACTAACATCGGCCGTAAAGTTTGTGGCAAAACGAGGAGCTGCACTATCTGAAGCAAGTCCAGTTGCAGCACTGGTGATTCGAGGTCTAAAGTCTAGTACATCGCCCAGATTGGTGCCCTTGTAACTGGTAATTTTTTCATAGGGATGTGTGTTTGTAGCATAGCTGCTGCGAGCAAAAAAGTCGCCGGCACCGTGTTCAAAGTAATCATAGTATACTCTAATACTACCAGTTGGTGGTGGCATACCTGGTCTGAGTCGTACGCTACCAAAATCATAGAAGCAATCTCGTTGACCATTGTCTAGTACATAACGGCTGGTAACATCTGTAGCAGCTGACTGTATGATTGCATCCCAGGTGGTTGTAAATGAAGCGGCCTGGAATATTTTAACTACTTTAAAAATGTCATTTCTGCTCAGTGGCAATGTAGTACGTGTAGCTGAACTGCTTCCTAGGAAATCGTCATACACACTGGCCGTAAAGGTTTTAGTTTTTACACGCCCCAGTACGGTATTATTAACTGCACTACGAACCACGGGTAAAATAATCTTGGCTGTATTGCTGCTAAAAGTACCTGCGATTCCTACGGTAACATTTTGACCTACCTGAGTAACTGTGCTTACTGTCAATGGTGTGCTTAGATTGCTTATGATGTCCTGAGCAACAAAATACGCATTGGCATCTGTAGTACCCAGAGCCTCGGCTGAGGCATTACCTGATGCACTGGCCAGGGTAACTGTTACTGAACTTAATCCACTAACACCACTGAGACTGTAAACCTTGTAGGCAGTAAATAAATTATCTACAACGCTTGATGTTGCTTCGGATACTGGGAACAGCAATGTATTACTACTGGTTTCGTTTAGGTTATTGTTTACTTTAAATGCAGGGAACTGTGTTGTAGTTCCACTTACTGTAGCCAGGTCAAGATTCACAGCAAATGCAACACTGTTGCTTGAAACCTTGGTAATAAACAATCTCATGCCATTGATGTCTACTAGATCGTTGGTGGCTAATTCTGTTAGCATTTTGCTATCATTGCTACCACGGAGTTGTAGCGCACCGTGTGCCTGCACAATTGTTGTACCACCGGTATAGTCCAGTAACTGATAGTTACCAGTTAATTTACGAGCATTGATGCCAATCTGGAAGTTACCCCAGACATCGGCTGCGAATGTTGCTGTACGACCTGCATAATAAGTACCAATGCTGGTGTTAGCCAACAAAGTAGATTGGTTACTAGAAACAATCATGCGGTTTTCACTAATAACATTAACCACTGTACCAGTTGTAGCAGCATTGGCTACACCTAACCACACTACATCGCCAGATCTAAATTCACTTTGGAAGCGGGCGCTGACTGCATTACCCGTTGCCATGCCCAGAACGGTCTGAGCTGGAACTCTGACATATAAACTAGTTCCGGCAACTGGTGTTGCTATGGCTGGACCAAATATGGTCATGTTGGTATTACTGTTGATTGCGGCTACCACCCAGCTGCTAACTGTTGCAAAACTGCTGCTTGCACCTATGGCAATGGTATCACCAACTACCAGGTCCTGAGTAAATGCTGTTAGTGTGCCAGTTACTGTGGTAAACACTGTACCACCAACACTGGTGGTTGCAGCATTGAATACATTGCCCAGAGCCAGGAATGAACTGGTGGCATTGCCAGCATATTTAATATTACCGGTCAGGGTATAGCTAGTCTGAGTAATGCTGGTTGTGGTGTCAAATACTATGATACTATTTACGTCACGGTCAAAGTTTTTGCCTGCGCGCATGTTGATGTCGCTGAGACTGACTTTTAGGCCGCCTCGTGCATCTGGATCTACCCAGCTAATACGAGCCGTACCTACCTGTTGACCATAGCCAAATTTCTGTATGTTACGATTACCGACTATGCGGTCAAATAACGCTACTGGTGGCATGGTGCTAACATCAGGTATGCCATAGCTAAAGTTTTTATTTACATAAACATAATTGCCCAGATTAAGTGGTATGCTGCGATTGTTATTGGTTCTGGTATCCCGAGCCTTGCTCAGGGTAACATTGGTATTGACTAATTTTAGAGTTTCATAACCGTTAATGTAGGCCTTGCCCTTGCCAAATACTGCAACCACGTTGCTGGAACTTCCTGTGGCACTAAGGCCTCGGTTACCTATGGGGCTAGCAACATAGCGCCAAACAACACTACCATCAGTAATGGTAGATGTTTCATCTATGGTGGCATTGCTTAGGTTGGCTGGTTCTGAAGCTCCACTAATGCCGCTCTGAATACATTCAAAATAACGTGTAGTAGTTGAGCTAACATTGCTATAAACATAATCGTTGACTTCATAGGCCTTGGTAGCTGCCCAGATGCCCTGGGCATTATCACGAGCCTCACGGATTTCAAATTTAAAATCTTCTACAACATAGTTGCCGCTTTCGTCAAAGGTTCTGCGAGCCAGAGTTTCTTGTAGTATGTTGTACTGACTACCGTTAATGACCTGTTGTACAACACCGCTTTCGATGCGAATTAATTCAAAAAAGTTTTCAGGATTATCTTCTAGACCACACTGTACAAAGTCTATGTCAATTTTGTATCTGTGTGCGCCTGGTGCAGCAAGATTTGGAGTACCAGCTGCATTGTCGTATAAACTTGAATCTGTGTCGGCTGTTACAATGCTTTCGGTATACTGAATACCAATGCGAGCATTGATGTCAGAAACTGTGTCAGCATATTTTTTAACACTGATGCTGGTTGAAGCCACAGTAACAAAATGCTTGGCAACATAATAGACACCATCGTTAATGAATGCATAGGCACTGCGACCTGTATAATCTGTACCAGCCTGTACGGTCAGTGTTTTAGATGCATCATCGGTCAGATAAACTGTTGAACTAACAGCAAAGGTTTTGCTAGCGCCACCACCGGCATTTTCATTGCTGCCTGTGTAAAGAATGATCAATGTAATAGGATCAGTGCCAGTAGCTGCTATGGCTTTTAATACACGTGCAACAACACCCGTTCCATCGCTGGATGAACTAATAAATTTGTCTTCTAGGTCACTAAGAGTTAAACTGCCCAGATTGGTGGTAGCAATTTTAAGAAAATTTACCTTGTCATTGTACTGTACATTGCCAGGTATGACCATGCTACCATCTTTGAATAAATGATCTCCAACTTTACTTACCTGATTTTGCAGTATGGTCTGCAGTTGGTTCATTTCACGAGTCTGTACTGCTACTCCAGGGCGAAATAAAACTTTATGAAAGTTCTTATCCTCGCTGAAATCGTCAAAGTATGGTGTCTGATTAAAATTCATGTTTTACCCTTGATTCTAGAAGTTTATAACTATGTTTATTTTTTCGTTCTGACCTGCACTACGTGTTACTGGGCGGCGATAATCCAGGTACAGCATCTGACCCGTGTAGGGTTGTATTTCTGGCACAGTACCTGTAATGCCTGAACTACTATCAATCAACTGACTATAACTGTTTGCAGTAATGGTGTCACTGGTGTTAAATTCGTAAAGGTTAAAGCTAGTAACTGTATCTATGCGAGTTGTGTCTATGCTTTCTGGCGCATCGGCATTTACTGGCATAATGTATTCCATGCGAGTTGTACCTGAACTTTGGAATACAAACAGCCCTTTGGCCAGGCTATTACTGCCTGTAATGGTATCATCTACCGTAGGTGCAACAGTTGCGCTTGAAGTCATGGTTAAAGTACGTAAAATGCGACCCGAACTGCTGGTAAATAGGGTGCCAGTATTGCTGCTTACATGCCAGCCTATGCTGTTAGAATATTGTCGTGGATTTTTTATGAGCGCAATGGTTCTAAAATCCTGATTTACAGGGAAATCATTTTGTTCATAACCGGTCACTGTGCCTGAAATCATGACATTATGTGCATGTGTTTCATACATGAGGTTGCTGCCATGTCCACCCTGTGGAGCTATGACGGCTATGGCATTGGCCGTGGTTGGAGTACCACCACCAGTCAGTACAATCTTGGCCCAGGTATATCCGGATCCAGCATTGGTCACTGAAATGCCTGTAATTTTTCCAGTACTGGTATTGGCTACGGCTGTAGCAGCTGCACCAGTTCCGTCACCATAGATTACAACCCCCGGTGTACCAGTATAACCAGCACCAGCGCCTTCGACTGTTATAACATCTATGCCATTAATAGAACTAACACTGGTGGCAGCTATGTTAACTGGTATGTAGTTGGCTGTAATAAAATCAGCATCGGCCGATGTAATTGTATACAGATACTTCCAAATATAACCATCGGCAGTCTGTTGTGGTGCTGTTCCTGTGGTGGTTGGTTGTACAGTGCTTACAGTGCCTGTGGTTGTTAGGGCATTACGACCATTGAATAAACATTTGTACACACAGCCTGTTGAAGTAACATAGACTATGAAGTTACTGTCGCTGAGATCATAGTTGTTGTTTTCCGTAGGGCTAGCTGCATTCACATTGTGGCGATACATGTCATAACGAGAACCACTGCTCCAGTTATTACGGTTTATGCAAAGACGTATGTTGCTGCTATAAATTTTAGCAGCTGCCATGGCATCGCGCCAAAGTGCAGTTTCATTAAGTACATTGTCTACTGGATTTGGAATGTTGGTGTCTGTGACTGTACCAGATGCCTGATTGCTAAATCGAGTACTAAGGGTGTCGGCCCAGCTCTGTGGTCTAGCCAAAACCAAATAAATGTTATCAGTACTAAATGTGCTGGCAAATCCGCTAGCTGCACTGACTCTAAAATTATGTGTTAAAATTGCCATGTTTGATCCTTGTTTGATCCTTATTTAATCTTATATTTATATGGTTCCAATGGTGGTTATGTCAATATAATCATTGTCGGCGACATATAAAGTGGTGCCGCTGCTAACACTAACATGAATATTTACAACTCCAGTTGTATCCTGGTATCTGAATGAAGTAGCTCTAAGACTGTTGATAGCATAGCTGTTGTCAGTGGTTGGGCCCGTTGTTGCTCTAATAACCCGTACTGAAACACTGGTTTCAGGACCTGGACCGTATACGGTTAGGCTAGTAGTCTGAAACTGCTGGCTGGCTGGTAGCACCTTGAAGAACGGAACACCGGCTGTTTGTAAATAACTGCTTACACTTACTAAATTACTAGTTACTCTAAATGTCCCTAATCCTGAACTTGTGTGTATTGCAGGTTTATTTACTGTAATACTGGTATCAGAATTGATATTAACTACGGTATAACTGGTATTACTTGCAATAGTTCCGGTAAATTTTATAACTGAGCCGGTGGTAAGTTCTGTAGTAAATAATGTTCCAATGCCTACCATACTTGTTGAATTACTAGATATATCTATTGTCCCTGTAAGAATTCCCGCAGAACTTATTAAATTAATTGCTGTTATCTGTGGTGTTACGTCAATTTCGGTATCACTAACAACGTTAACTATGGTAAAGGCCGTGCCTGTTGTGTCGCCAATACTAATTATGTTGTCGCGATTTAAGGTTGTAAAGTTTGTACCAATGCCTAATAAACGGCTAACTGAACTTCCAAAGGTATTTTCTGGTCCCCAGACGCGGCCAACTATGGCCGTACTGCTTCGTAACGCATCGGTAGTAGCTGGACTAACCGTGATCTCATTGTTGTTGGTTATGGCTGTAATCGTATAGGCCGTGGTATTATAACTGTTTAGGAAATACAATCGATCACCCACACTAAGGTTGGTAGCAAAGTTTGCACCTATGCCATATACAGTAGTACTGCTAACACTGGTAAATATCTGGCCTGTTAAACTGGTGGATCCGTAGGTCCAGACGTTGCTGCTGCCACCCTGCCAGATATCGCCAGCCAGGAAATAACTAAAACCACCGTCTATGCTGTACTGTAATTTTAGATTTTCAGAATTTTCTGGTGTACGACCACCGTTGCTGGCATCACCTACCAGATATGAAACTTCAACATCGAGCTGACCAGTTTCGGTAAAGCTGGTGGTTGTTATAAATGGTGAGGTAATGGCACCGGCTCCATTGAATACAAAGGCTGGTGACGCAAATACAAACGCGCTGCTGGTGTTGCTGGTAAAGCTAGTAGTGCTGACGCTGGTGCTGACACTGCTCCAGCTAGCCACCAGTCCGGTGCTGGTAATGTTTACAGTATCAAAATTTTCAGTAATACTAGTAGTATATTGCTGTTCCTGATCAATTTCTATGCGCATGGCCAATCTGTCAAAGCTCTGACCACGCTGACCATTATAGGGTTTGAATTTAAATATGCCCTGACTGCCGGTTATGTAGGCCGCGGAACTTATGGGGACTCCGCTGACTCGGGTGTGATAAACAATGCTGCTGGCTACACTGCTGGATGGCACTGGTGTTACCAGCATGCTGGTGTTGCTGTATAAATTACTAATAACATGCACAGTGCTGGCAGAATTTAGAGTGATTCTGTCGCCTTCCTTAAAGGTGCTTAGGAATGTAGTGCCTGTTCCTACGAGCTGACCGGTGCTGCTGCTGATCACAACACTGCCCGGTGTCTGTATCTGATACTGTACAGTACTTGAACTATGATAGTAATTTAAATCATCAAATCCCAGACTGTTGTTCAGTGCTATGCTCTTGTAGTTACGCTGAGCCTCATCATCAAAATACGGAACTATAGTGGCATTAGAACTTATTCTTAACACTATGGTGTTGTCTTCTTCACCACTTAGATTGCCTCGGCTGTTTTTACCATAGGTCAGCAACAGTATCATGCTACCAACACTGGTAGAGTTTATGCTAGCCTCGGGGATCTTGTAGGTCATTACACCTGATGTAATGTTTAATAAAACAGTGTTGGCAGCAGTTATGCTAGTTGTAGCCAAATATCTTGTGGTGACCAAACTGCTGTTAACGTCATAGCCCCAGGCTATGAGTTGTTCTTCTAGATCAACAGCAGCTCCAATTTTATCCCAGCTCGCACCCTCGGGTCTGATTAATTCTCTTACAGCATTACCAGAAACGCTGTCAAATACATTTTGCAAAGCAAAGGTAACATGTTCGCCCGGATAATCATAGGCTGCACTATAGGCTATGCTGCCTATGCTGGTATAGGTCACTGTGGAAAATACACCTGATACTGCTACTTTAGTTTCGCTAGTACCAGTTTGTAGGTCTGCTGTACGGTCAAAGCTAAAACTAGGTGCCAGCAAAAATTCAGTCTGCGTAGGAAATGAAACTGTGGTGTCTATGACTATGCTGGTGCCAAAGCTGTTTAGGTTAGGGGCAGGATTGGTTCGAGCCGAAAATTCATTAAATAAAATTGTGCCAGTTGGATGCAGTTGTTTTAATATGTGATCGGCCCAGGTTTCTCGATCCTGACTGGTTTTTAAAAGGTAACTAAAATTCTGATAATACAGACTGTCTTGCAGTACCTGATTTTGGTCCAGCTGTCCAACAACATCCTTGTACACACCGTCTCGGGTCAGCAACGTGCTCATGCTACTAACCGTAACCACACTGGTGGTATTGTTGTCAAAATCATAGACTATGCCACGTATGGCTTCGCCACTGGTAAAAGTTCCTCGGGGTGTTATGTTGGGTTCTAGTATTAAATCATACACAGTTGAACCATTTTTTCCAACTACACGAACTACATCATTGATTACAGCACTGGCTGTGCTGGTCAGGCCTGTAACCCAGCTGTGTTTTAACTGTTCAGGATCACCAGAACTAGATTTTATTCTGAGACTTTTTTCCACATACCAGTTACCTGCACTGGTTTTAAACATCTGGTCTCGGGGATACGAAACTGCTATGTCGTCGTTAAAAAATGCTTTAAAAAAGAATCTAAAGCTTTTTTCGTTGCCTTTGTTTCTAAAACATTCTTTAAAGTATTTTACCAGTATGGTCTGATCAGCTGCGCTTTCATCGGGTAGATTGGCCACATAGGTATTGAGAAACTGTACGGCCAAACTAGACGCCGTGGTATCTATGTCTCGATTTAACTCAATGTTCTGTATGCTGTGCTGCACACCCGAACTGCTGTTGTCCAGGTATTCAAAATACTTGGTCATGAAGATCACATACAGTGGATAGTAATCACTGATGTATTCGGGTATCTGCTGACCCAGTATGTGGGTTAGTTTTCTATTTATTTCCATTAACTATTTACCGCTAATACGTTGATGGTTATGCCATTGGCTATGTTGCTGACTGTTTCAGCCACGGCATCATCTAAAAGGAAGAATTCGTTGTAGCCAGGAAATACTGCACTGACATTTTCCTGTACACCTGCGTAAATATAAAGTTGATTTACGGTGCCTATGTAACCAGCCAGTGTTAGAGCACTGTTACTGTTTATGGTAACCTTGCCAGTGGCATAGTCTACTGTTCCCAGATTGTTGTTGATGACAGCTCCAGTATTTAGATTGAAGGTTTTTAAGGTTCCTGTGCCCTCATAGTCTGGTGGATTTTCATCGGGCACATCACGTATCTGTGTTGGCACTATGACACCATCGGTGCTAAAATAAAAATGGCTGCTGCGAATTTCAGCTGGATGTAGTTTGCTAGGATATTGAATATTTTGCGCACCAGTAAAACGTACATTAGGCACCAGTGGCAGTCTGCGTACTAGATCGTATTTTACATTTACGTTTAGTATGGCATTGTCTATGTCCATGAGCTGTTCTTCTAGCTGGCTGCTGTAGAAGTTTGCATTAAAACGAGCCAGATTGGTGTTCATGAATTCTGTTACTACATCATTGACCAGAGTTTGAATCTGTGCAGCAGTTCTGGCAGTTTGTGCACTGCTGTAACGAACATCTATGGTAAAGTTAAAATAGGTTAAAGTTGGATCTACAAACTCATGTTGTGCGGTTACTACGCTGCGGGGTTTGAGTATTTCATCAACAATGAATTCTTTTTCAGCCGCAGTCAAAACATAACCAGTCTTGGGTTTCACACTAATAAAGGTTTTTCCATACTGTGGTGGATCGTTGTTTTCTCCACCCCAGATGTTTACACTTTGTACACCGGGTAAATAATTGCTAATCAGTGTAGCATAGTCTGTTTTGGTAACCGCGCGACCCTGAGCAGTATAATTGTTAAGACTGCGGAATCTAATGCTGTCCAGAGTTTCACGTTCAGACCCACCAGCTGGTTTGCTTATGGTGGTAATGGTTCGATCATTGGCTGCTTCGCCAGCAATGGCATTCACACTCCAGCTCAGCGGAATGTTGTTGCTGACATTGGCCGCATCTCCATCGCTGATTAAATAACGAACTTTTACTATGTCGCCCTGTTTAAGTTTTCGACCCAGCACGTCATCGCCAAAATAAATTTCATACAGGCCTCGGGTATTTTCCTGCAGATAATACACTGTGCTGGTTGAATCAACGGCCGTGATGTCTGACACCGGAGTATATACTGCGTCAAACTGTCCAACGCCATTGTACTGCACCAGCACCTGCATGGTCTGAGTATCTATGTTGGCATTGCTTATTTCATAACGATCAGCTGGACTAGAATTAGCACCAACAGTAAAATATTGTTCAAGAATACGACCCTGATATACTGTTACATTATTAAAAGTATAAGTACCGCTGACTGGTGTTGTACTATAACTGTCTATGTTGTAGAAATTATAACCTACGCCGTCAATGAGCGTGGTAAACAGTGTATAGGGTTCTAGAGTTAAAAAGTTTGGTGCGCTGGGTATGTTTGAAATTGCCAGGCTAATCTTGGCTGTTGCACTGCGACGACTCTGAGGCAAATAATTAATCTGTTTGGCTAGGCTAACCACGCTGCTGCGTTTTAAAGCTGTATCCAAGAACATTTCGTTGCTGACCATGTTGGCTAATACAGCATTGTAGTGTGTATTATAGGCCAGTATGTCCAGTAATACATTAAGGTTAGATGCCTCAAAATCATAGTCTGTAAACTGGCTTTGATTTTTTAAATAGGTTTTTAGGTTGTCTTTGATGGTATCAAAGTCTAGTTCGGTTACGCGGACGTTGTTGGCCATTATCGTACTCTGGTAAAGGTTGTTGTAAACTCAGCTATGTTCTGAGTATTTTTGTTTTTATAGATTATGGTAATATAAACCTCGTTGTCGTCAGTGTTGCTGGGACTAACCTCTACACTAAGTACTTCTACTCGGGGTTCGTATCGGGTTATGGTATTATACAAGGTTCTTTCAGCTACGGCTATGGTAAAATCATCCAGTTGTTCGAATAAAATATTAACTAACTGACAGCCAAAGTCGGGTTCAAAGGGTTTGTCATAGTTGCGACTCAAGATTAAATTACGCAATGCACCTCTGATGGCATTGTCATCGCTTTTACTGGCTACATCCCGTGTTTTAGGGTTGTAGGTAAACGCAGCGTCTAGATCTATGAATTGTCGGGTTGCTCTGGCCATGTTATTATTTATACCGTTTTATCCAAAAAATACTCGGGGACTACCTTCTGCACTAACACTACCACAACTAACAAAATCGCCTATGCGCACAGCAGGCTGTCCATTTACAAATACTGTTGGACTTCCTGTGGCTGCTTCACCATCATGACAATCATTTTGACAACAGTGTACAACCCAATGATCGCCAAGTCTATGCACCCCCAGACCATTGACAAAAACGTCTGAGCTGGCTTCGTCATTGGGTCGTGGTGGATAACACCCATGCCCGCTGCAAAAATCACCTAGTCTGGTTACAGCTGCCATTATTTTAATAGTTCCGCTACGTCTGGATTGTTGGCTAAAAATATTTTTAGTTTATCAACAGCCGTGGTTTCTGACAAGGGAGGTATTTCAGGAGTTTGTTGAACCTCAATGGTTGGAATTTCCTGATATTCCCAGGTATTTTGCTGATTAAATACTCTAAAAAATCCTTCGCGAGGTGCATTAACTGGTACAGCAGTAGCATGCGCTGGTATTAGGTATATGCCAGGTTCCAGAGGAGATTCATCTGCAACTGATTGACTTAAAAATATTCTTGTTTCCGGATGATAGTTATAAATGTTCATGTTATTCCTAGAATTTAATACAGGCTAATAGTGCCATGTTACGAGGTCTGATTTCAGAACTATCCCATTGATAGCCTATGGCTGCAGCAGGTGCAGACCAATAACCAGTAAATAAATTACCAGTATAACTTGCGGTGGTTTTGCCCATGTATTGTGGACCATGAGTATAATCGTTTGAAGATCGGCGAGTATTGTCCATGTTAAAACTCTTCCAGTCCTGAGCCTGGGCTGAACCAAAACTTCTTCCAGAATCAACTCCTCGACTGTCGTCCCAGCTTCGAAGAAATTCTCCTCTGAGATCTGGTATGTTAAATGTAGTAGATCCATCACCGGAGCCAAAGGTTGTTCCTATGTTGGTAAATAAACTAGCATAGGTTGTTCTAGACAATGCAGCACCATTGGCCTTGACCCAACCAGTAGGAGCAGTACTAGCAGAAAACAACATAACAGTACCAGGTGTTATTGACGAAGCCAATAAAGTAGTCAAAGAAGTAATCTGCGCAGAAAGACTGTTTATCTGTGCTGTAATACTGCTAAAATTTTCATCTAACAGAGCCAGTCTAATTGTGTCTTGACGAGTTCTAAACTGATTGGGTATTATATAGGTCATGATCCGGATATCCAGGTTATACTTGAATTTTCTATGTTATCATTAAGCCAGATACCTTGTTGTGCATCGATATTTATCCAACGAACCTGTGTGGGTCTAGGTACAAAAACTCTGCGAGTTAAATCTAAATAATATAACAAATTAGCCTTGCCCGTGTCCCAGTTGTTTAAAACTACTATGTTGTATAGTTTAGTTTCACCACCAGCACTGGCTGTATAATAATAGGTTTTACTGACCGTAGGATCAGGGCTCCAATCATAAATTTCTAATATACTGCTAAATGTGTCTATTCTGTTAACTATGTTGTCTATGACCAGCCAACTGCTGGTGCTAATATCAGTACGATCTTTGCTTAAATATACTATGGTATTAGAGGTAAATACTTCGCTGTAATAATTGTATATGGTATTGCTTGTAACCGTAACACTGGTATTGAGCATGTTAGTAGTTATGGTAACAGGGAAACTTGTACCAAAACTATTAGTGTAATTTATACTATAGAAAAAATTTTCTAGTTCTAAATGTGTTCCTAAATTAGCATTGCTAGGTGTAAATGGCATGTTACGCCTGAGTCATGTCTACTAGATAATTGGCTACAACCTCACCGTTTACCGTGGTAATAACTTTGTCTTCGGCTGCGACATCACGATTACCTTCTTGTTTATGTACTATGCTAATCCAAGGTGTACCAGAACCAATGGTGCTGTATTCTAGTTTAATCTGGTCATAAGGAACATTATCCTTGACCCATTGTGCTATGTTATAGTATTCGGATGCATCAGCACCTTTGAACTGAACATTTGCTGCCTGACCCAGATTAAATGGTGTTGCAGTATTAAGTTGTTCCTGTACTGCATCCAGTGCTGTGCTGCCTAATTCTTTTGTAATGCCCGCAAACATCTTACTGAGTGGACTGTCTGGATCAGAATCTAATAATTGAGCCGCCACAGGTTTAAATGCATCACTGATTTCCATGTTAGGGTATCGATCTCGGAGCGGATCCAAGGCATTTACTGCCAGTGATTTTAAATTAGTAGCAATTTCATCAACGCCTAGATTACCCTGAGAGCTAAGAAAATTTTGCAGTCCAACTTCTTTAACTCGACTAGATAAATCTCCTACATTAAAATGTTTGCTTAGCTGTGCAACTGCTGGTATGTCTGTCCAGTTAGCAAATTCATTTACAACTGCAGTGCTGCCCAGTATCTGTTTAGGTATATTTAAATCAAAGTTAGTAATGTTGCCATCAGTAAAGGATTTTATTAAATTTTTACCTTGGTCAATTAAATTGCCAGGTAACAGATCTCCTAGACTTCCACCAGATCCAAAAATATTACCAAATCCTGATCCTGTTCCTGATGCAACAAAACCTGACCCACCCAGTAATATTGCACCACCGCCCAGACTGTTTTCGCCAGCTGCACTAGGCAACTTGCCCAGGAACCCTAGAATTCCACTGCCACCACTGTTACTACCTCCGCCACCAAAACCACCAAAGATACTGGACAATCCTTTGCCTATGGCATTTTGTGGATTAGAAGTCTTGGTTGGTAATGGAACTAATCCAGTTTGATTAAACGCACTGGTTGAATTGCCATAGATGTCGCTGAGTATGCCATTGCCTAGACCAGTCGAAGTAGCTGGTGTTGCATTTGCTGTACCAGAATTAATGTTTACTGTAGATGCATCAAGATCAAAGTCGCCGGTAATTTCATGTTCCTCATTGCCACTAACTCTATAGTTTAGATCGCCGCCTATGCTGTTGTTAAAATAATTGCCAGTTGTAATGTTGAGATCCTGTTGAGCTTCTATGTTAATGTTTTTGGCCTTGATATTAAAGGTCCCAGAAACATTTAGGTCTGCATCATTCTTGATGTTAATTGTGGTTTTACCTAATACCTCAACATCCAGGGCATTTTTAACCAATAAAGTTTTGGCACCATCTATGGTTATGTCGTGATTTCCCATGACATACATGCGATTGTTGCGATTGTATATCTCGTAGTTTTCGCCCTTGACTTTGTAACTGACACTGCCTTCACGATCAATTTCAACAAAGGTTCCGGTTTTGTGATAGATGTGTATGCGTTCAGCATTGGGTGTATCATCTAGCTCAATGACATGGCCGCTTTCGGTTTCTTTAACATGATTGTAGGGATACTTGGCATTAAAAGCACTTTCGGGTTCGTTCCAAGTACCTGAGCTGGCGCCATTGGCCGTGGGTATGCTTTCACTGCGATTAGTATCTTTTTCTTTTAACAGAGTGGTTTGTAAACTATCATTGTTGGTAGCCAACTTGTTGGTGTCGGCTCGAGCAGTATAATCACATTTAGGATACACACTGTTAGGATCACCAAACGCATCGGGTTGACCCAGTTTAACATTGTTTAAAGCGCCTGCCCAGTTTATTACATTATCAAAGATGTTTTTATTACTTTTAATACTGACACCAGCTGTATTAGTTCCAGCCGGCAACGTGGCGGTGGAATTTATGGCCCTGGCTCCTGCTTCCCACCAGGACGATGCCTTGGTTCCATTACCATCAGCACCATTAACACCATTTTTTAAATCGCGAGCACCTGTCCAGCCCAGCAGATGAGCTGAGCCTAAATATCCGGCCACCTGATCTGCAGACATCTGAGTGTCTATGATACCTTTGCTTCTTAGTATGCTATAGTTACTGGCCGTAATATCATACATGGCCTTTTCTTGTACGTTGTTTTTATTCTGTTTAAATTCTTCCAGACTGAATACACCATTTTTACCAGTCCAGTTACGACTATCTGCTAGTTCTTCGTTGGTTAATCTACGAACAGGTACGGGATTTTTTAAATAGCCCGTGGTTTGCAGAGCCTCGGCTCCTACCTGGTATTTACCAACAAATCCAGATCCTGCAATCTGAGTGCCATAATTTTGTGTGGTGCCCGTACTGGAACTTTCTCTAAAGGCTATGGCATCCATGTAGGCCTGAATCTGAGCCTGATTCAACGGAGGCAGAGTTGAACCTATGCTGTTAGAGCTGGTGGCTGCACTATCCACGGGTTGTGGATTTTCAGGTAGTGCAACACCATTGGGGTTCAGTACTATTCTATTGCTAACATCACGTTGCGAATTTGTAGCATTTGACTCGGCTCTGGCCTGAGCCACACAGGCATTGCTGGTGTTGGGAATACCACCAATGGTGCCCATGATTATGGGCTGCTGACAATCAGCACCATCCGCAAAGAATCCTACTACCCAGGTGCCTTCGAGTGGGCCCAGCGGAGTAGTACCTTTGCCACTAATAGCAGCACTAAGTATGGGCTGCATGGGCATGCTCCAGGGTAAAGCATTGGTAGGTAATTCGTTTTTATTGTCGGTATGATAACCTGTTATGCGCACTCGTACTCGACCCAGTTTAAGCGGATCCATGCGATCTTCAACCACACCTACCCACCACCAAAAGCCGTCGCGTGCAAATAAATTGTCTATGCTAGTTGTCATATCGATGTATTCCCATTAAAACTGTCTTTGACTAATTCTAAAACCATGCTGTGTCTTTGTAAATCTACTTTATGTCTTATGGCTGTAACCAAATAATTACCTGTTAGTATTCTATCATAATTAAGTTTGTTTTTGTCAGATGCATCCAGAGGTGTGGCTATGGGGTAGATAAATTTAACCACACTGCCTACCTCCATGTCAGTACGACCCGGAACCGTAATTTCAATTTTAAAGTTGTTTAATTCGTTCAGGGTGCTGGTTCTGCGAGGAACTATGTCCGCGGCCTTATCTGCTACGTTGTTTCTATATCCAGTATATAAACCAAAATGCTGCATGGCAACCTTCTGATGCCCAGCAGCGGTTCTTAATGAACCTATGCCCCCGGTGCTGAATGGTGGCACTGGTGTTGGTTCCATGTGATGATATCCGTTCCAATTGTTTACATGATCATAGTCATAGATTTCATATTTTTTAGTAACCACATCCAGAGTAAACAATCTGTTGGCCAAGTACCCATTCATGCTATTTTTTAATATGTTAATATTTTCTATAATTTTAAAATCACTTACAGTCTTGTACTGTCGATCTATGTTGCTTACATAAAGTGAATCATCGGTATTGGCATGACCCAGAGGAGCATAAACATAGGTCTGTGCAACAGTCTTGGAATCATTATAGGTTTTATAAATTTGTTCAACGTTGGTAAAGTAAAAATTTTTATTGCTTTCAAAAAACAAATAACCTGGATTGTTATAACCAGCTCCTATGGCCTTGCTAGCCAACCAGTTTAAACACTTGAGTGGGCGCCAACCTGGACTGGTAAATTTTACCTGGTTCTGAGTTTCACCTAGTATGACCAAAGTGCTAAATTTACTTTCACCAGTACGGCTAACAGCTACATAGTCTTCGAATATTTTTTTAACTACAGCATCAACCTTGCCTTCGAAGGTTCTATACACAGGACTAAGAGCATCTACTATAATTTCGGGACTGCAAAAATGCATGATATAGCTTTGTTTGGCCGTATCATTGGTAAAGATTTTATCTGTAATACTATAAACCTTAAAGGTTTTGTAGATGGCAGCGCCTTCCATGCTAGGGGTGAAAAATTTAATGCGTACGTATTCATCACCTATGATGCCATGTCGTTGAGTAAGATTGGCATTGTCAATGATTAATAGGTTGCCGGCCAGACCGGTACGAAACATGTCCTCGTAGAGGTTTAATTCACTAACATAAAGTCTAATATCAATTTCAGCACCAGTTGCTGTAATCAATGTAACTTCATGTAGATCTACATCGCCGGCTGCACTAACGCCGGTGCTTAAATCAGTCTGAGACATCATTTAATATTCCTATAAAACTTTCAATAAAACGTGGAACATACTGTGGTTTAATTACTCTAATGGTTCTGCGAGTTTCGTTAATGGCTTCTTCGTACTCGGTATTAGTAACTCTGGTTACAGTTGAACTATAACTA